GAAAAGAGCACTTACGCCTACCACCCCGGTTCTTGCGAACCTACACGGTAGGTGTCTCTAGAGGAAATAAATAATCTTCTGGGATAGCTGGGGAACCCGCCACCTATCATCTAGACAATGGGTGAACAAACTAATGACAAAAATACTCGAAACCCTCAAAGGGAACCTAGCTTGAAGACCTAGAAATAGGCCTATTAAGAAGATAACCAGAAAGGAATCTGGGAGACAAGGAAAAGTAAACCTTGTTTCTCGAATTACGAGTATGTTGTCTCTTAGTCTGCTGGTTTCGAAGGTCCGTATTCTTTTAAAAGATACTTTCCTTGGATTCCAAAACCTAGACGATGAGCACTTACCCTATCTTCACTTCTTAGAAAGAATCGCTAAGACACGTGGCGAGTTAGATGCAATCTCCCTTCACAAAAAGGTTAGATTGTATGTAACACGTTATATTGCCGGCGAACCTTGTTCAGAAGTGACTCAAGGAGTGTCTCTTACGAAGGACTGTCTGCCTAAATGTTTAGGCTCGAAGTTAATAAAGATTATTCGTATAAAGGACCCCCTTCAACTGAAGTGGGCCTTAACGATACTTTATTCAACCCGAGCTTTATCACTCGGGAAGGACCCTGAAGTCGAGTCGATATTGACTCCACCAAAAATAGTGGACTTTCAATTTCTACTTCCCTTCATGCATTCTTTCTGAAAGGAACTAGGCTTTCCCCGTAAGATCGACCCAAAGAAAATTAACTTTAAGTCTTTCCACCAAACAAGCAACTCAGGTCCTAACGGACATGCGTTATGAATGTGGTGGAAGGATCTAACGAGTTTGCCTGAGTCTTTAGTGAAAAGTATTGGAATTTTAGGTGGTGAACTACTTCAGAAGAGGATTTTACTCCTGTCTAAGTATTCATCTATTTGAGATAAGTTCTTCCCTGTAAAACTAGGGAGAAAACAAGTCTCAAACCCTAAATTCCGAAAACTTGTGAGTTTCCCGGATTCTGAAAATAAGGTACGAGTTGTAGCTATAGGTGATTACTTTTCACAATCATCTCTATTACCACTCCATAACTTATTATACAAAATCTTAAGGAAGATCCCCCAAGATTGTACTTTTGACCAAACTTCTTTCAGTAGGAAGCTAACTACTCCTAAGGGTCACTATCACTCGATCGATCTCACAGCATTTACTGACCGATTTCCAATAAAACTAATTAGTATGCTACTACAACAAGTCTTACCTCCAGAACGTATAATCGCCTGGGAGGACATTATGATAGGTTATCCCTTTCCTTTTAAGGGGAAAGATTTACCTTATCAAGCAGGTACACCCATGGGTTTTTACTCCTCATGGGGGGCATCTACTCTTGCTCATCATTTCATTGTTTATGTAGCCTGTAAAAAGGCTAATATTAAATGAAAGACAGCAAATTATGTACTCCTCGGAGATGATATTGTTATTGGAGATGACTTAATTGCGGAGCAATACAAATTACTTATTAAAGGAATTGGAGTGGAGTTTTCAGACATGAAAACTCACACATCAGTTGATACTTATGAGTTCGCCAAGAGATGGTGATTTAGAGGAGTAGATATAAGTCCATTTCCTTGTAAAGGTTGGGTTAGTTCAGTCAGTGTTTTACCACTGATCACGAACTTCCTTATCGATATCACAGAAAGAGGATTTATTCCACTAAAGGATTTGGCAACCTCCTATTGCAAGAGCTTAGAATTACTTGGTCTTCCCTCTCGTTTGAGAGCTAAGTCCTTAGTAAAATTTAGGTTCTTAGAGATAATCATGAAAATGATTATGCTTAAGATAGAAAGTATCAAAGGCGTAGAAATCCTTTGACAGTTACATCTTAAGACTGAGCTCCATGAAGCCTTTCGTAATGAAGAGGCTGCAGGATTCTTAATTCAGAATGCCTGTATGGATGCTTACTCGGCTGCAATAGAGAGCGAGTCTTCGAAAAAGGGACAACCGCTTGGGAAAATCGCGGAAGATCTTCTTCTATCACTCACTCGACCAGGCGAGATTTACTCTGAGGACAGTTTTGCTCTCATCGATTCTCTTCCTATCCTTAATGTTTATGGACAGATCGAGAATAAGTACTTAACGATGAAGCGGACTGTCTGAAAACTCAGCACTTCCCCTGAACCTGACTTTAACTGGCCAACCGCAATACGCGGTTTGACTATTCCAAGTTCGGATCGTATACTTCATGAAAGAAATCATGAAATACTTCCCAGGGCGTGTGCTACCATAATACCAAAAGTCCTTGCTGTCATAGACGAACAATACTTAATGGTGAAGAATGGTTGAGTGTAAACTCATTGCTAGGCCCCTTCCCTCACGGGAAGGACCTTACCTAATAGGATAGAAATATCCGGGGTGGTAAGGTTAGTCCGCTTTCAAGC